AGTTGTAATACCTAGAGATCCAGATCTACCATATGGGGCTGCTGTAAAATATAGTCTTCCTTCATTAATTCTGTAATCACCTTTTAATACTGTTACATTTGCTCCTGCAGTATGTGCTGCAGCGACAGTTCCCATTTGCCCCCTATCAATTTGCAATTCGCTTGCAGATCCAACACCAACTAAATTTACTTTAACTATTTCATTTGATATTCTCAATAGAGATTTTCCTTGTATGTCAGAAACATCATTTAAATAAGCACGATCAGTTGATATACTAATACCAGATACCATATTTACTGAAATTGCTGTTGAAATAGCTACTGGACTTTGAATTACATTATCGATAGTGATTATTGATCTTATAGTTGCGTCATCTGCAGGAACTGATAATGTGTGATTAGTTCCAATTCCACTTATAGTTGTGAAGGTGACTGCAGTTCCAGCAGTGGCAAAACTTGCAGCAACTGCTACCTTAATCACATCATTTGTAACTTTTATTGCATATACATCAGATGGTAATATATTTGTAACACCCACTCCTGGTACAGTAGTGTTTTCAATACCAATAGCAGTTTGACCTACTCCTGGTGCATATTTTAAATGTTCTGCAGTGTTAAACTCATGTCTTGGTATTGTGACTTGACCATTTGATGTGTTAATTCCTGAAGATGGATTGAATTCTTTATGTAAAAGAGAATCACCAGAGCTGAATATATTAAAACTAGTTGTTCCGATAACTCCACCACCAACAGAAGTAACTATTCCTGTAAATTGTGTGCTTATATCATCAATTAATAAAACTTTATTAGTTCTTGATTCATTATAATCAGTTATAGTTTTAGTATCAAATTTAATTAACTTAGATAGTGCTGGATCGTCAGTGTCTTCTATACCTGTATCATAGTAAAATTTTTCATGAACTGATGCTTCTTGTTCAATATCAACTTCTAAATCAACTTGAGAATCAGATGTTAAACCAATTTTACCTGAAGATGCAATTTCTAAATTACTGAAATTTTTAAATCCTGCTACATGATCCAAACTATCAACAGAATCTTTCCATGTTACGTAAGGTGTCGTTCCTTTAACTGCATATGAAAATCTTTGATAGTAATCGTTATCATGAACTCTTTGAGTATCTAAATTTAATTTTCCAGTATCTGTTTTCCAATCATTGATGTTTTCTGCAGAACTATCAACATTTAAATCAAAATCAAATTCAAATATATTAGATACAGTTGCTTTACTGTTGCTAACGGATCCAATTATAATATCATCTTTTTTAAAATTACCTTGAATATCAAATATTTTTAAAGTTTGAGATTCACTATCCCAACCATTTTTAGCAACAAAACCAGAAATTGTGGATGATGGAACTATAATATTTTCATTTTCAAAAAATGATACTTTTTCAAAAGTAGGAGTAAATCCTGCTAAATCACTAACTTTTATAACTCTACCAAAATTATTTTCTGATTGGTATGTACCTCCATTAGTGCTTAATCCTGCAATAGAGTATCTTATAAGTTCTCCTCCATTAGCAGTGTTAATTCCAACACCTACTTCAGGTAGTATTGTGAAATATTGATAATTATAATCACTAGAATTATATCCATCACCATCACCTAAAGTTTTAATATTTTCTACAAATATTTTATCACCAGGTGCGAAAGGAAAAGTTCCCCCATTATCAAAAAATCCACTTTCATTGACCTCTCTTTCAGTAATTGGTGCTTTTAAAAATAATGTAACTATTTCATTATTAGTTTCAGCCCTAGTAACAAGAACTCCATTTGAGTTTACAGTTGGTATAATTCTAAGATCCTCTGATAAACCAGTATCATTAGTTAATATTTCTACTTTATTAACGGAAGTACCGTTTAAACTGACTCTAGTAACTATGTTATCATTACCTATTGCAATTACTGATGGTGGAGAAGTATAATTTCTTCCTCCAGTAGTTACACCTATAGATTTTAAGGTAAATGGATTTTTTAATTCTAAAATAGTATTGCTGTCTGCTTTTGGTTTAAGTGTATGGTCTGAGGGAAACTCTAATCCTTGTGTTATTGATTGCGTATCACTGACTGTTCCTATTTCATCAGTTTCTATTGTGAGGACAGCATTTATACCAGATGTTGTTCCAATTGAAGTTAATATAGGTAGTTTAGTTGCCTCAAATCCTTTACCTAAAATGTTTATGGAATGTATTCCACCATCTTCACCAGAGGAATTTGTAAAATAGAACGCACTTGAAATTCCTGTAGTAGATAGAGAAGTTGTTTCTGCCACTCCAATTGGATTAAATCTAAATGTAGTCTCACCAATTCCAGTTACTCTATGTCTAGTGTTAAATTTTGAATCTACTAATTGTATTTCTGAGTGATTTAAAACTCTATCATCCGCAGACGAAGGTAGTGTTTTAGTAAAGTTGGAGTTTATACCCTCTAATCTATAGTAGAACTTAGATGCTAAAGAACTTCCAACAGAAATTACAACTTTAGTTTCAGAATCTCCATCTCCATTAGTTCCAGATTTACTGATTAAATCTGTATCATATCTTGAAATAAAACTAGAATCAGTGTAAAATTGTAAATCATAATCTGTTAAACTTGTGTCTGATGTTAAAATTTCTATTCTATTGTCTCTATAAAATTCTAATTTTGGATTTATTCTTGAAATTTGATGACTTCCACCACCAGTAGATCCGATTGCAATATAATTGTAGGGGAAAGTTGATAAATCATATTCATTTTCTGCTAATCTAATAGTCTTATTTGAATCCTTAATGACATAGTAAATACCATCATTAACTAGAGGTGTTGCAGGAGTTGAAGAATTATATACTACGAGTTCTCCAGTTGAGAAATCATGATCATGTAAAGTGATTGTAGATATGGTGGTTCCAATTCCAACAGAAGTAGATGCAAAAGAAACTGGGTTTACAACCAACTTTCTTAAATTTTCATTGTATCTTAAATCAAAAGTTTGTGTCCTATTTGATTTTATGTCAAGATTAAACTCTTCATTAAGAGATAAACCATGTTGTTGTCCAATTGTTGTAGCTGCAGCAACGGTAACTAATCCATTTACTTTTGTTAAACTTCCTGAAATATTTTCTTTAATTGTTTCAAGTTTATTATTATCTCCACCACTCGTCTCTACTCTTTGATAGTAAATGTAGTTTGTAGTAAAGTTTGTTTTTTGAGTAGATAATCCAATAAATTCATTGTTAAATTTAACACAGTAGAATTTGTCAATTGTAGACAAATCAAATTGTGGTGATAACGAATCATTTGATGATGCAAAAATTGTAGAACCAAATGCTACAAATGATAGTTCATCACCAGTTTTAAATTGATGATTTGGTAGATATATTGCTCTTGGTGGGATTGATTTGAAAATTGTCCCTATACCTGGATTAGTTCCAACTCTTCCAACAACAACATTAGTATAAGTACTTCCAATACCAACTGCTTTTTCTGATTCAAAATATCTAACTTTTGATATTTCTATATTTTTATTCTCTACTTTTTCTTTAATTGGAAATGTAAATTCTGTTTCAAGTCGAGTTACTACCACTCCAGCATCATGTTCACTACCTGTAGTTCCATTATGTGCTCTTATAACTCGATGTTTATTGTTTACATCATCATAATCTATAACAACTAATTGTTCAGATTCAATTTGAATAACATCATTTATTTTTAATACCCTATCAAGAGTTGATCCTGATAAAGAAATAAATGTCGTAATTCCTGTAGTGTTTGAATTCAGAATTGTAGATGCTGTTGAAACTGTTACAGTGGATAATCCAATAACTCTAAATCCTTCAATATTTTTGTATGCTGTAGATGATATACCAGTAATTTCAACAATATCATTACTAATTAGATTATGTGGAATTGTTGCAACACCAGTAACCACACCATCCAAAACTGAAAATTCTATATTTTCAATTACTGTATTTGTGGTTGCAACCGATACTATTTCTTTACCCGAAACTTCTTTAATTACTGCATTTACAGTCGAATCATTAAAATTAAGTTTATCTCCAACTTTATACGAAGATCCTGCATCATTTATAGTAACATCTGTTATATTTGAACTCTTTAAATCACTAACTTTAATTTTAGTTTGTGAATTTAAAGGGTCAGACAATAAAGGATAATTTCTAAATTCTTCATTTAATCCCAAGTGAGTAACATTTCTCTTATAATTACCATTATTAACAATATTATCTGATTGATCAATACCTCTGTCATAATTAAAAGTATCTGTTTCATTACGATGTGCAAAAGTTATGTAAGGAAAAGAGGGTTCTTTAGAAACTTTATCTATACTTGAGAAATAAGCATATGTTCCATTTGGAAAATAACTTTGTTGATCTAATGGTAATTCACTACTCTTAAGATATCTGCCATTGTATTCATCTAGTTCATTATTGTCATTGTAGATATAATCATCTATAAAATAACCAGAAGGATACTGTATTGTTGGTGGTCTTAAATTAGGATCATTAAGTAAGTCAAGTTGGTAACTAGATTGTAGGAAAGTAAATCCTACACCAACATTTTTAGGGCCAACTGGGCCAAAAATAGGATTACCATCATAGGCCCACCCAACAATTTTAGAAAGATCACTAACATCTTCAGTATAATTTGGTGCCTCACCAATATTATCTCTTAGTAATCTGCGATATTTTTTTGGTGGATAGAAAGAACAGATTTTATTTCCCTTTGTTCTAGAATCAGATTTTACTTGTATAATTTGACTATTATCCTCTGTTAAAGTGTAATCGTATCTTTTAACATCATTGATTTTCCATTCATGAATGTTAGAAGTAAATTTAGCGTCTTTACCTGTAGGAACAACTCTAATTCTAGTATTTTTGGATGAGTAGTTAATACCTGCGTTGATAATTTTAAATCCCGTTATTTCTCCATTTGAAACTATTGATTTTATTCTTGCAAAAGTTCCTTTTCCGTTTTCAGTTTCAAAGACTTGAAGTTCTGGTGGTGTTGTATATTCTTCTCCACCATTTCTAATCAAAACATTAACTATTTTTCCATTAGAAACAATTGGACTTAAAAACGCTTTTTTACCAGTTAACAACTTTATTGTTGGTTTACGTGTATAATTGATGATATCAGTTACTCCAAAACCAACTCCTCCATTTTTGATAAAAACACTTTCAAGTTTACCTTTAACAATTGCTTCTGCACTAGCATTATAGTAATTTGGTACTATTGATGTTGATGCAAGAGAGACTATTCCACTAATTTTAACTGCAATATCTGGATACTTAAATGTATGAGTTCCGACCCCAACACTATCTAAATTTGTATATATTTTTCTATCATAATTTGTATTTGATATAGTAGTTGATGTTCCCGCATTACTTAATTTAAATTTATTACTATCAATTACAGTAACTTTATACACTGTATTTGTATCCAATCCACTAATTACACTATTACTAGTAGAATATTCGATGACATCTCCATTACTAAAATTATGATTTCTTGCATAAACATAATTGTCAAAAGTATTAATACCAACAAAAGTTTTAAATAAATTTTTTCTGTCTGTGGGAGGATATTGTTGAGAGGATACTAAAACTTTTTTATTTTTATAATCACTTCCAATTTCATTAACTTCAATTCTATCAATAATTCTTCTAACTTTTGTTGAAGTAAATTGATGAGAAACAGATCCATCATCACGAAGTTGCAATAAATTAGTTTTGTTAATTGCCCGATCTCTTGTTATTGCTAGTGCGAAAGAGTTGTCATTATATCTTGCTATGAAGTATGAAGTTCCAGATGATAGTAAATCAGTAGCAAACCCAACATTTACTCCAGTTGTTATACCAATTGGTGTTCCGTTTGCAGTGTAAATTACTTCTTCACCGTCTAAAAATCTATGTTCGGATCTAATTTTGTTTTCAGAAACAATTACATCAGTTTCACCAAATACTGCATTATATGAAAAAGCTCTCATTTTTGCTTCACATACAGCACCACTACCATTTCCACCAGTTATAGTTACTGCAGGAGTGTCATCATAGTCAAATCCTGGTTCATTTAATAAAACCTCTGATATAGTGCCAGAGAAGTTTCCATGCACCTCAGAACCGCTTCCAGTGGTGTCTGCTATAGAAACTGAAGGTGGATTAATTACATCATATCCTTGACCTGGATTTAGAACATCAATTTTTTCAAGTTGTCCGTAAAATATAGAATCATCTGAAATTGGAGAATGATATTCAATTCCATTTAATGAAACACCAATTGCACCACTGATATTTTTCTTTGCTAAAGGTGGTTTTGGATTTTTATATATTCTTTTGAAATTGTTTTGATTTTTTAACTGGCCACCATCATATAAATTTGCAGGTGTAATGGTATTTGTTTCATTTCCCTGTTGTGCAGTTCCAGAAAATTTAATTTTTTCAAAAACTTCTTGATATAAATTTGCTGGATTTGTTGATAACTTAATTGTATTGATATCAATAACTTTAATATAGAAGTAACCTGATGAAGATCCAATAATTCCACTATTATTAGATAAACTTAAATAAACTCTTTCACCATTTATAAAATTATGATTAGGTATTGTAATTGTGAAGTTATTTACTGAAACATCACTTGAATTAAAAGAATATGATCTATTAGTAGTTTGAGTATTAAAAGAAGGATAACCAGAAAAAGAAATATATGTATTTTTTTGTTCGTCAGTATATGAATTTTGAATATTTGATAATAAAGATGTTTGTCCAAAATTTGAGTTTACATAATTTAATTTCTTTTTAAGAACATAATTTCTAAATTTTAAAAGTGGTAATCCAGTTTGTGGATTAATATTAAGTTTTACTTGACTTGAATCGATAACATCATTTACTTGAATATCTGTAAGAATTGTATTATTTGTATCCTTGACTATTACATCTACTAAATCACCTACATTTAAAAAATGGTTGACTCTAGTAGTAAATGTATTTGTATTATTATGATCTATTACGTCAACATAAGATAAATTATTATAAAACCACTTATTGTATCTTTGATCTGATAATTCTGGTTTTTCACCAAGATGTTTAACTCTAATTATATCTCCAGAATCAAAATACTTAGTTACATTTACATTGTCAGCTGCTCCAGAAATAGATCCAGTCACTCTCATTTGACAGATCTTTGTTAAATCATTATTTTCATAACCATATACAAATATACCATCTATAATGGTATCGGATTCTTTAAAAACTGTAGTTATACCAGTGCATCCAAAAAATTGATTATTTGATTTTGATGTAAAAGATGCTAATGTATAAACGTTGTCTGCATTTAAGTAATAAAATCCACTGGTTGAACTAAACCCTATGGTTGAGTCTACAGTTGTAACTTCTGTAGTGGATGCTGTTCCTACAACTTTTGTTTTTGCTGGAACTTTGAATTTATTATTAATTGTTCCTTTAGAAAATGAAATTTGGTAATATTTCTTATTTTTTAAAAATTTTGTTTGCACATTTGCAACTGCTCCACTAGCAGTTGGTGAAGTAAATGAATCTTGATATATTTGCATTCCAACTAAATTTCTAGGATCTCCAGATATTGCTTCTACAATAATATCATCAGTTACATCCCATTCTGCTTCTGATGCAATTATAGTTTCATTGAAAGGTTTGACAATTTCAACCTGATCCCCAAATAAAACTTGGAAAAGTATTTTTAATGAAGCATCTGTTCCTTTTGAACTATAAAAATCTCTTGCTCTAGATAAAATATTCTCTACACCAATTCCATATTTAAAACTTCTACCCTCAAGACCTGGTAAAAAATTTCTTCTAAATTTTTTATAAAACTGACTTACAAATAAGAAACTTAAGTTTACTATGGCAGTATTTGCGTCATGTCTTGATGCATTTGTATCACTAAAAGTTAGAAATTCAGGGTTTCCTTGTGTTTCAATTTCAGATATACCACTAAATCCACGAATACATCCTGTAAACGAAGTTTTAGTTTTTCCTGTATATGTAATGATCTCATCATCAATTTTCAGTAATCCATACTTATCAGGAAATCCCGTAGTTTGATTTACATTAATTACATCATCGTATGCATATAAAAGTGAAGATAAAATTACTGGAGATACGGGAGTAAGACTATCTGGTGGTGTTACTGTTTGATTTTCAACTAAAGATATTTCAGAAACTGTTTTTATGTTTTTAAAAGATGCTAAATTATCAGATAAGTAAGTTGTTCCATATTCACGTTCCTCAGATTCATAATATTGAGACAAAAATTCTTTAAAAAGAGGATTGTCTGCTTGTATGAAATCTGGTATTTGGCTACCAAGAATATTTGCAATTTTTACTTTTTTATCTGGCATTTCTTATCTTGTATATTTTTTATTACTGATAAAACTAGATGGAGGTGTATAATTTGTTCCAGATACGTTGGAACCAGAAACAAGAACGTCCTCTATGAGATTTAATTCACTATTTCCTGTAGTATCTAGCACAATATAAAGGTTCTCTTTTGCAACTATATCATTTGACTCTGGAGTTACCTCTATTTCAACTCGATTTGACAAATTTGTTGATGTAATTATCACTGGAAATAGATTTATTTCTCCTTTTGTGTAATTTACGCTTCCTGCATCATTATTTACGTAAGTTATAGCACCATCTACGATTTTAAAGAACTTAACAACGCCTGTAGTTTGATCACTATTCGGAAAATCAGTCAAATATATGTCTCCATCAACTCCATCAAGTTTAAATGAAGAAGAACGAACGTTAAATCCCTCTAAATCTGCGTGAAACTTATTTCCATAGCATATTTCATAAGTTGCGAGTTTATTATACTCAGGAACCATATTTCTTCTCATTACTAAAGTCGTAATATTTGAAGTAATTCCGTTATCAACTCTATCAATTTGAGACAACAGTTTACTATACTTCAATCTACCACCAAAAGAGTTAATATCAGCTGATTTTGCATAAGTTTGGATTGCAGATAGTATTCGAGACTGTAAATTTAACTTATCAGGAACAAATCCAGAGTCGTAAGACACAGTTGAGTTAAATTCAACGTACAAATACTTCAAATCAATTAATTCTTGCTTAATACCCGCAACTGTATACCTTTTTAAGTCATTTTTAATCGTATCTTTAGCAACACTTGATAAAATTTCCCCATTTTTTGGTTTTATTGTGATATAAACCTTTCCAAATTCAGGTGGATCAAGTTCTTCACCACCATAGGCACTCACTGAATCAATATTTGGGTATAAAAAGGGCAATAAACCAACATAATCATTTGATGTAACTGCTCTGTATTGCGATGCATAGACTCTAGGAGCAAGATATTTGATATTGTCTATAGATTCAATGTCATCACCATTTTCTGAAGACTGTGTGGTTGATATAAGTGATATACCTTGCACAATATCAACATCTGAAACTCCAGAACGGTAAGTAAGTTTACCTGCAAAGTTAAAATTAGCAGCATCATTACCATCTCGACCATTCGTGACTATGTAACTAACTGTGATAATCTCTCCATTCTGTGGTTTCCTCCCTAATATCCCGTCTCCGAACAAAATTTGATATCTTTCATCTTCAATTTCTTGAACTAGGAATAATCTAGAGGAAGAATCAATATTGAATATATTTGTGTATGCATTATAAGTAACTCCATTAATATCAACACGAATTGAAGACGTATCAATGTTGGCATTTGGTAAAGTAAATCTTTGATTTGCTTGAGAACTATCTACTTCAAAGGTTTTAGTTAGATAATTACCTTCATATATTGAAATATCATTAAAAGTTGCAATTCCATTGCTATTTGCAGTTACTGTTATATCATCTGGAATTGAAAATGAGTAATTTCCATTTTGAACAGCACCTAATGCAACTAAACCTGCGTTTAATTTTACAGTTGTTGCTGGCGAATCACTCACATCAACTGTGAAATTGATTGTTGCAACTGCAGATTTCTTAGATCTAGGAACATAACCAATATTTCTTGCTAATGATACGACATTTTCACGTAGAGTTGCACTATCAATGAATGATTCATTGACAGCCATATTCGTATTATAAGCAGTTATGTAAGAGTTATATGCTAAAGTATCAATTAAAATTGAAAAATTAGATCCCTCGAAGTCAAAATCAGAGAAATTTGAGTTTGATCTCAAATAATCTTTAATTTGAGCTCTTATCGTATTAAAATCGAGGTTAGTAAACTGTGTAAATGACATTATATCCTAGTCGGTTGAAGTAAAAATTCGATATTTTGTGTTGGAAACGGTAATCCTGTAATATCATATTCGATTCGAATCAATAATTCATTAGAATCTACAGCAGATTCTGCTCTTACATTAGTTAATCTGATTCTTGGTTCATAATTTTTAAGTAAAACAGTGATTTCCCTCTCCAAAAATGAAGCAATATCATCTGTGTTCAGTTCAAACAGCGAATCTTCGATTGAAGTGCCTAATAATTCATTAAAAAATCTCTCATTTATGCGTGTTCGACATAAATTAATCACTGATTTCTTAATTGCATCCTCATTTTTCAGCACAGTTACATCATTTGTAACAGGATGCCGATTAAATGACAAACTAATGTCTTTAAATGCACGAGAAATTTTAACGACCATTCATTTTGATATATTTTTCCTAATATATCTATAAGGGTTTCTTAAGTATGTCTATATTTATCCTAATTCAAGTTCATTTTTGTCGTTATTCTTCCTTTCCTTTGCTGTTTTCCAGAAATAATTCTCTTCTGACCCTAATCCATCACGATCATGACCGTTTTCCACCTGATAATACACGGTTGATACTTTAAAATCAGGAATCTTAGGTGTCTCAGGAGTGATACTATTGTCATATATCCT